GGTTAATATGTAATTCATAGTAGCATTGGAACATGTTTCCAAAGTCATAGCATTTGGCGACGGAATAGGAATAGGGTTGCACATGTTGGAGCCAGTGTTGGATGGACTCTAGGGTTTGTATATGGCTTTGAGTGATTTGGCAGAATTTCTGGTAAGTTCTGGCCCCGTTGGACTGACAGGTTTGAAGGAAGGCTTTCATTTTGGGTATGGTCGACTGTACGAACGCTTGGACTGTAAACAGATGTTGATTGACGGTTTCGACATTCCGCCAGAATCGGTAGTAGCTGATGTAACTGTTATAAAATTGGACACCATAAAAGAGGAAACATCCTACGACCATACCTAGTGTTTGATAATGGACCCATCCATTGGAAACTGCGGACTTCGCCATTTTTCCCATGAAACTGACTTTGGCCAAGGTAGCTAAGTGGAAAACATATGCGTCTATGGAAAAAGGAGTTTTGGAATAGAGCATCAGGAAAATGGGGAGGAGAATGAAAAAAATGAACATGAGGAAAGAGAAAATGGGAGTGGAGAGATGAATGAGGTTTAGGCATTCGAGGAAAGTGGCGTTTCGGTTGAAAGGTTCCAAATAGGAAAATTCTAGATAATTGAATTTCTCTTTGAAGTCTTCTATGAGTGTGATTTCCTCCCAGGTCTGTTGGATATTGTCGGGTTGCGTTTCTTCTTCTTGTTTTGAGGAGTGGGTTTCTATGGCGGGGAGGTTCTGGACAATTTGCTGGGTTTCTTTTAGGAAGTCGGTGTCGGTGGTGATTTGTTGGGCCCATTGAGTGGCCATTTGTTTCGCAAAAGGGGAGGAAGTTTCATTGAGAAGAAGATGGTCGTACATGGTTTTTTGTGTTTGGGTAGTGGGTAGCAATTCGAGGTCTTTAGCGACAGTGGGACAGAGTGGGTAGGTTTTTTCGAGGTAGGTGATGGGAAGTTGGAACGAATTCCAGAAAACGATTTTAGCCATTTTGGTCGGTGGCTCTTGTAGTTGAATTTCTTCTGTGGATGGGTTTTCGGATTGTGTTTGGAAAAAAGACCACATTTTGAGAAGAGAATAAGAGGGTAGTCATAATTTCTTTTTATGTGGATACTATATAGATTTTATTCATTCTTTTTCTTATTTTTTTTTTATTTTTTATTATTTTATTAAATGAGTACAACAGACAAAATCAAGATAGCTGATAGAGATTATGAGGTTACAGTTAATGGTAAAGATGTTGGAGTAAAAGATATAACACCAGAAGTAACGCAACCAGTATTATCAACACAACCAGAATCGCAAGAAAACATAAACGAACAAATACAACCCACCTCATATAAAAAAACAGACCTAACAGGAGACCAAATAGGAGACCAAACAGGAGACCAAATAGGAGACCAAACAGGAAACCAAACAGGAACAAGAGGAGGAAGACGTTCTAGAAATTCAAGAAAAACCGCCAAAAGAAATCAAGAAGAAAAACAGCAACAGGAAGGTGGTAAACGTCGCGCCAAAAAAATGATGAAATCCATGAAAAAGATGACCAAAAGAGAGCTCATCAAGATGGTGAAAGAAATGAAAAAATAAACATCATTGTTTCCTCCCCCTCCTCTTTCAGTCATTGGAAGTAGGATGTTGTACCAATAGTTTTTCCCTCAAACCAATGTCGGTCATTCGCTGAAAGTGATTTTGTTCTTCTATAATATTGTTTCGATAATATTTTTTAGGTAATACCAACATAGCTCCTGACTGAATGTTATATACCACGTCGGCCATATCCACCAAACATTCTTTCAGCGATTCTTTATGTCGAATGGCATAGGAAAAAGGAGAGAAAAACAAACAACTGCAACATCCCCTTTTTTCCACTACCTCTTCGCTGACCAAATGAAAAAGAACATCATTGAATAAATGATGTTGTTTTACATAACGAAATGGTAGAGGTGTCTGTCTCATGATTTCTGCCAATTCTGTGAGTTCTAGATACAAAGAAAAGGGAATTTTCAATCTTTGATATTTTTCGCCGTGAGTATTGGATGTATATAATAATTCCGGCATTAGTTTGATTCCCATGGTTTTTTGAATTTTTTTTTTATAATAGCTATATTGAAGTGCTATAGCTATTAATTTTCGAATATTATAAATACGGATAACTACATAATACAGTGGCATTCCGGGAATAAAAGATTCCAAATAAGAATATTCCGATTTGATTTCTATCAAGGGTTGCGGCATTTTTTACAGATTCCAAGTGTGTAAGACAAAAGGGGCTGTGAATGATTGGTTGGGAATCTACAGAAATTCAATTTTATCAGTGGAAACCCGCGGTTTCTTAGCGTTGGGAAATGTATATTTTGTCCGCCAAAAACAAATATTTGCGATTGATGAAGGTGGGGTCTCGAGTATTGGGGTGGTTCACCTTGTTGAAACCTATACTGTTCATGTATTCCGTTATGTTTTCGGTATTACACTCATTGGCACCAATATATTGGTTCCCATCGGGTTCAGCCGTCACATACACTACGCGTTCCGACAAATATTTACCCGCGCCTTTCAAAATATTCAAATCGGACCCTTGGGCATCGATTTTGATATAGTCAATGAAAGGAATTCTGTCCCACGGAAATCCATCGAAAAACATCGCCAAACTATACACTGGTACTTGAATCACATTGGCTATGGGTCCTAGGAAGGTTTGTTCATGAGGAAACAAACTGGAAGTTCCACAGTCATTGGCATTCATATAAAATCTCATCGACTCCACTTTTTCTACATTACTCAGAGCCATGTTATAGATATACATTCTTCCTGCATCAATGTGGCGTTTGTCCAAAGGCATTCCACCTTCGATATGTGAAGGATGACGTAATTGAATGTTTCCTTGCATGATGCACTGATAGGCTTCAGGATGTGGTTCAAAACCGAAAACCATAACATCGGATTCTTTTTCTAACCAATCAGAAGATTGATTGGCTCCGTAAGATAGACCAATGTCGATTTTGACATGAGTACAATTTTGGGGGATATTATAATAATTCATTCTCTGTCTGTGAGTGGGGGAGGAGGGGGCTATGGGATTATCTATGTTTGTGTTTATGTGTATTAGGAATAAAAAAATTGAGTTTCCATTAGGATGACTTGACAGAAACCAACTTTAGTAATTGTTTTGTTATGCCACGAAAAAGTACTGATATAGAAAAAGAACTTTTATACCCCATTATTCCCATTCATATATCTTCTCCTTTGGACACCGATTTTTCCGATGAATCTGAAAAATCCGAATCAAGCAGCTTATCTACTACCACTACTTCAGCCCTTGTTTCAAGTATTTTATTCGCATTGGAAACGGGAAGAGCCACCAACGCCAATCTTCCCGAACAGACCGAGGAAATCCGGGAACAGTTACGCGACCCCCGTACCAAATTCGAAATCCGGCGCATGAAAAAAACGTCTTATTCGTATCGTTCCATCCCCCAAAAAGTCCGTGAAAGTATTTCTACCAAACGTCCTACTTCTCTGGGAACCGCCTGTGGCATTGGAGAATATGGGGTTATGCGTATTTATATATTAGAAGAAGACTATGACTCCGCTGCCAAATGGGGGTTTTATCGTGGAGATATGATTGTAGATTGTCGGACACGTTCCATTTCTCCCTTGATGGCAACTAAAAATAAACCTATAGCAGAAGAAATAGAAACAGATGGGGCTGTGGGGTTTATCTTACCGGTAGAGACACATTGTGTGGGAGAAAGTATGCTGCAAGCATTGAGTGATTTCATTCAAATATCCCTGTTGCCCTTGTCCGCCGTCGCGGTTCCGCGACAAGTATCGTCCAATCGCGCAGGGGGGCTGGAGGCGTACCCGAAATGGCGGGGGGTGGTGGTTTCAATGGAAATTCGGGAGGCATTGGTTTCGGGATGGATTTTCAGGGGGTTGGAGGAAAAATGGGGAGTTTCTTTGATGGTGGAAGATTCCCCTTTTTGTCCGGCAGTGGTGGAAGAATCGGGGATGCGTTTGATTTCCCGAATTTCTTGGTAATTCTTTTCATCTTATTCATCTTACATGAAAAGGCTGATATATGCGATTCAGTCTCTCCAATTCTTCCGAAGTATTGACCCCCATAATTTCGCGTTGATTGGCTTTGGGTATTTCCAACATTTCTATTTTTACTCCCTCATTTGACTGGATGATTTCTACGATATCCGTCAAATAATATTCGCGCTGTTCGTTATGGTTTTGAATCATTGGTAAATAACGACATAACAAACCACATGAAATTGCATAGATTCCGCAGTTCACTGTCTGAATGGAACGTTCTGTTTCCATTGCATCTTTTTCTTCGACAATGCGTTGAAATAGTCCATCGCTATTGGTAATAATACGTCCATAACCTTTGGGTTCATCCATTTGAGTCGTTATAATACGTATGCCCGACAAATTATCAATCATTTTTTCCATAGTGGAAAGACTCAATAAAGGAACATCTCCCGACAAAATTAAGACATTGACAGAAGGGGGCTGTAGAAGTAATATATCACGACAACACTGTATCGCATGTCCTGTACCTAAGGGTTCACGTTGTTCAACAAATTGAATTTTTTCTGAATCTGTATATTTGAAAATGGTTTTTTCAATGATTGGACGATATTTTCCGACGACAATTAGAATTTTGCTGATAGGATAACGAAGTTGTTTAATAGTTAATAATAAATGTACAATCATAGGTAAGCCTCGAATACGATGTAAGACTTTGGGGGTATCGGAATTCATTCGTTTTCCTAACCCCCCTGCCATAAGAATGACAATGGTTTCTTTTTCTTCTTCCATTTTGGGAATTTGGGATTCTAGTAAAAAATAATAATATACTATTTAAGTTTTTTATCTATTTGTGTATTTGTGCATTTATTGTAATAGATGAAACTGAGAAACTAGGAGAAGAGCAGACACATGTTTTCCGCTTCCACATTTCTTTCGGGACGTGTCCATAATTGTCGTATCAAATCATCGTTTCGGAATCGTACAGTATATTCCTGTTGTACATTATGTCTTCCCACACGTCCCATGGCCTGTTTCTGTTTTTGTTGTGTCATATTCCCCAAATCTTTCCCCAAAATCCCATGACAGAATTGATAATTGGTTCCATAAATGTAATCGGAGTTGGCAATAATCAGGTACAAGCGCTGTTCTTTGGCCAGTCCTTTCATTAATTCCAGATATTGAAATTGAGCCTCAGTCATGGCATGTTCCGATACTTTAGGAAACACACCAATACCCATGAGTAATAATAATTTCATATAAGCCTCAATGTCCAAGCTCATGATTTGTCGAACCACTGACTCGTCCAATGGAACATAATACGGATTTTCTGTTCCTTTCTTAGCTGAATCAGGGTACCATAAATTCAAATGGGTAGGATGATTGGGGATATAAACTGGTTCCAATGAAACATGGCAAATTTGAGAACGTAAAAGAGAAATTTGGTCGCGTAAATGTTCCGTGGTTTGACTTTCCGCCATTGTTTTTCCTCCCTCGTTTCCAGAATCTTTGGAGGTAGTATGTTTTCCACCTCCAGATTTCTCTTCCGAAGCTCCTAAACTAGCATTTTTCTTAGCATATTCCAGTTCCAATTCTGTTTCCAAACGGTTTATTTCTTTGGCCAAACGGTCGTTGTGCTGTATTTTGGTTTGAATGTTTTGAAATACGGTAGGAGAAATATGAGACTGTTGAATGTAAAACTGGCCTATTTTCTCCACATTTTCGGCCAAATAAAGTGTGGGTCCATCTGTCAATGTATGGGCATCTGCAGTGGTTAATAAAATACCTAAGTAGGGGTCTTCTGGGAGAGAGGGGGCTGTGGAAGATTGGGAATAGGAAAAGAGACTCCCATCTACACTATGAATTTTAGACAAAGGCTTTCCTGTGCTAATGCTAATGCTGCTACTGGACGCAGAATTTTGGA